CCAAAGAAGTTTGTGAATGATTCGTCGTAAAACGACCACGGCATATCGAGAGACTTCATGGCCGCCATCAGGCATGTCTGAAGGAATGCTTGAAATTCGGTCGACGGGTGTTTGCTCTCCAAGAAATCAACACCGTCACCGGGATCAAGGTCCAGCTTGATTGGCCCCTTCCCGAAGTCGACGGAATAATCGTCGCTGATGGCTTCCGTGTCGTCGCTTTCGCGAGTGATAGCTAGGGCGAATAGTTGCGTGATCTTTGCCTTAGCCTTGGCATAATCTCGCACTTCGCGGACGTCTTGGAAGTCGTTGATCGCCGCAGATAGTGGACTGATCCCCCGTTTGGAATCAAACCCGTCCCAGTACGCTAGTTGGCAAACGTTGGCCGCTCGTACTTCTTTTTCAAATGTGTAGCCGCTGCCCTGGATGCTCCTCTTATGGACTGACACTCCGGCCATCGTCCCACCGCGACCTAGACGTATGCCATGAGCGTATTCCGCACCCTTGGCCATGTCGTCTTTGCGGTCAGGGGTCCGTACTCGATCGGCTTCAATTGCCTGGAGTTGCCCCGTCCGTTGCTTGACGAGAAATACATCGCCGTCCATGACTCGCCGAGCTTCGGCCATGCGGATAAACCGACGCAGGCCGTGACGCTTGCCGACGTCGAACCGTTTCGGCTTGCTCCAACTAGCAACGAATGATTCCAACTGCCGGTTGAATTCAGGATTCGGAGTCCTAGCCTGGAGCGTGAAACTGCTCACGTAGTCCAGATGTTTACGAATCGCCCAAGCTGCTACCGAGAAATTGCGGTTCAGGTCGGCAGCGTTGTTGAGAAGCTGGCGCCGTTGACCCTCGGTCGTCGCGTCGTCGCTACTGCGAATTCGCCGCCCTGGGTCGCGCCGCTTGTGATTTGGTTCGGATGCCTCGTAAGCCACCCCAAACATGCCACGGAGTCTATCGATGAATCCCGGTTTAGCTTCGGCGATCATCCGGCACCATCCAGTCGTACCGTCGACGTGCGACCGTTCTTCAGCCGGTGGAGTCTCTTGCTCCATGCCACCAACTCAGCGCGGGCAGCCGAGTGATTCCACGTCGTGGCCTGCCCATCGAAGCTAACAGACACAGCGCCACCGTTAGCCGCTGCCTGGAGTAATGCAGTGCGTAACGCCGCCACCATCTGCCGGGCGAAGCTAATTTCAGCCGCTAGTTCTGGATCTGCCATTCCCTAATTGTTTAGGCAGCCAGGTAGTCAGACGATAGCAGAAACGAGCGATGCTACTTTCTCGCATTAAAGGCAGTCATCGACATCCGTTCCCATCGACAGCGTTTCGGTACAGGGTGGGCATGGCGGACATGGCGTCTCGTTTCGAATCGTGTACTTTGCCGGGCAGTCGTTGCACGCAACCTTCGACCAAATGATTTTAACCCCGCCGTGCAGCATGGTGCGAATCGTCTCCTTTTTCGTCCTGTCGGGACTGCCGCACACCGGGCAAGTAGCAGGCCTCTCGACAACAATGGCTCTATCTTCCGTCTTAGATCCTGCGGGTCTTCCCGTCTTTTTTCGCTTGCTCATAAGTATGCCACCCTGTCCTTTTTGCGTTCGCGAATCGGCTTGTGTCCTTGCTCGCCGGTTGCTGTCAATGTCACACCCTCGACGCTGGCCGCGATCGCAGTCCCCGACAAGCAATCAAACCAGTGATTATCCGGCCTGTCTGGCCTGATTTTCCATTCGTCGCATTCGCGGCCGCGACCTTCCACCCTAACCGCATACTCCGCTTTCAAGTGGCTGGAGAATGTCTTGTGATGTCGTGGCGTCGCTTTATAAAATGTGAGGCTTCCACGCTCTGCTGGGTCGGTTGCTATCCGGGCATGGATGAAAGACTTCCAGTGATTCGAGTCGAAAACGACGTGCCTGAGTGAACCCTTGCTTTTCTCCACTCGCCAATGCACGCCAATGATCTTGCCTGCCTCTCGCTTCTGTCGCTCATTCAGAGGAAGCGTTGCGGCACCGACGAATGTACCGCGGGCCGGGTCGACTTTCGACTTGTGCGCACTCTGCCTCACCGCCTCGTAGACTACGTCCGTCTGCCAATTTCCATCGACTAGTAGCCTGTCGATCTGCATTTCTAATCCATCGTCTCGCACGTACGTCTTGGAGCAAAGCATGTCGATGCACTCGCCGAGTCCCTTGCTTATTGCAGCCTCGACCGACAGTCCTGGATATCGTTTCCCGAGTGTATTTTTGGCCTGCGAATAACGGAAGTTCAACGCTCGCTGATCCGGGAATGCACCGTACTCCAAAACGTAGCCGGTAAACTTTGGCGTCCACGCTGCCACGCAAAAGTAGAAACAATTCTGTTGAACGTCGATGAACGCTGTCACCTTATTCGCACCCGTCGGCACAACTCGCAATTCGTAGCCGTTCACTCGCTCGGATATCTGCTCAACTGTCAGCGTATCGTCGCCCTTTAATTCGAGCGGTTCGTTTTGGTACTCCGCAGCGAATGTCGCCTCGTCCCGAAAATACAGATTCATGCAATTCTGTGTAGCCGATATCTCGTCCTCATAGAAGCGTTCTACCCACGATGGCATCGAACCTAGATCCATATCGATCCGGTTCTGGCTGTAGTATTCGGTCGCCGGTGAACCATCGCCGTCGTTCCGAAAATCCGCCTCCCGAATCTCCTGGTATGTCTCCCACATGTCCATCCGCGTTGGCATCGACGCTATCAGCTTGGTCCTCTTCCCGTGCCACTCCGGCGCCAGATCCCGATTTAGAATCATGTCGGCCATGTCGGCCCGGCGGATAACAGTACATGGCATGACCCCTGCAATCTTTGTGTTTGGCCCAGCGAGCCCGAGGATATCACCGTTCAACGTGTCGATACGGTCGTCAGTCTGCCGGTTGGAATACGCGCTAGCCCGAGTCTGTGGATCATCCAAACAAACGTAGTCTGGACGAATCACCTCGCCGTCCTGCGTCACGTCCTGCTGGCCACGGATGTCGCCGAGGATTCCGCATGTCGTAATTAAACTTGCCGAGGATACGCTTCCCCGTATCGTGGGAAACGTCAATTGATCAGCGGCCCAAACCATCGAAGTCGGCTTGCCGTCAATCATCTGATTCGTCGCCCGTTGCGGCTTGCCCTCCAGTGCACGGATCGGAACGCACGCCTCAGGGAAGTCTTCGTAGAGCTGCTGGTTAAATCGCAGTTCCGTCTTGATCCCCTTCAGCAATTTGACCGCCTTGGGCTCCGTGGCTCCAACCAGACAAACCCATCGACGGTACCCATAGAGCAATGCCCAGATAGCTGCCGTCATTGTGATCGTGGTTTTTCCGGCTCCGCGAGGCATCGCCAGAGCAAACAGCCCGCCAGCAAACGTCGTGGCCTGCACCCGATCCAGTACGTATCGGTGATCGTCCGACCAGGAAACCTTAAACGCGTCCGGCCGATACTCCTCACAGAATAGCCGGAAGTCAGATCCGCATCGCTCTCGACGTTCGGGATTCTTGACCGGTGGAATACCTGGCAGAGTCGCACGGGCCGCGGCTGCGTTGCGATCCCACTGCGTCTTTTGTTCCCGTCTCCTGTCGGCTGCTGCCCTGTCGATCATGACTGCCTGTCCGATTTGCAATATAAACGTCTGTTCCCTATGGCGTTACGACGACTGAGTTGCAAATAAAGCCTCATTTTATTCTGAGATTGTCTTTCCATGATGGTTGGCTACCTCAATGCATAGCTCTATGAACCGCTTCTGTGTCAGTGTTCCCTTCATGGAATTTAGCTCACGCGTAATCAATTGAATATTGTCAATCTCGTGCGTGCCACCGTGTGCGTATGGAATGATATGGTCAGCACCCACCGTTTCAGGCGTCAGGTCGCATCCACTCAAAGCACACTTGTAATTCTGTTTCTCCGCAATCAACTTCAGATCCGCTTGCGATATCCCCGTTTTTCGTTTCCTCATCTGTTACCTTTCCATTGTGTCGCTTTCGCATATTGCTTGCCATGTCACCGAACTTCCTGTTCCATACGTTCTCTGGCAGCAATCTCTTCCACGACGGGCCGAGTTGCTGCTGAACGGCTAGGAACACAGTGTCCCATGTCGCTCCTTCCCTTCCTTTATATCCCGCGTATATCTCAATTGGGCCATCCCTTAGCCTTCTATCATTGGCTTTAACGCGATGCCGAATTGATACTGCAATATTCTGCAGTACCCTGTCCCAATCAGTTTTCTTTGCATTGTCTAGCGTTGTTGATAATTCCGACGCGACAGATGCCAGTGCTTTATCGAATCGCTCTTGTACCTTGAGTTCGATCCAATCGCGTTCAACCCTAGCTGCCTCGTCGTGCGCATCGCAGGCAATTGGTATCGCATCCCTAGTTGTAGTTGTCCTGATATCCGATGGTTCGCACTTGAACAGGACACGCCCA